TAAAGTCAACAATGCAGACGCTAAAACCAAATCTCTCGACCTCAGTGGGTTGTCTTCGGAGAAGTTCACTATTGGTGGACGTTATGACGGTAACGGCAACGCTGCCATCGACCTCGAATACCTCTACCTGTTCGACGAGACTCTGACGGACGGCGAGGCGACGAAGGTTCGCGATTATATTAACTCCGCTTCCAGCATTTTCTAAAAGCCATGTCAGACGAAGACTACATAGAAGAACCCCCACTCACTGAACTGGAACAGGATCAGTTGGACACCGGCTGGTTTTATTTCCTCGCCACACCGGAAGCCTACCCTGCTCTTTCTGGCTACGTTGACGATTCCAGAGGCTACCCAATAGGTGGAGCTAAAGCTAAGACCCTACGCGGACTCCCACCTGCCGAAGAACTTTTAACCACCACTGACGGTAGTGGTCAACTCATGCTGCAACTCGCAACGTGGAGAGTGACTTCATCGGACCTCGCTGCCCTCCGGCCTTACATTGAGCAAGGAGTGCTATCCATCGTGACTAAAGAACAATGGCTGTCTTTGAAACCCGAAGACGAAGACCCGCTCCCTGAGTCTGAGCCGCAAATCTCTTTATCTACTCATTGCTCTCAGCAAATCGACGGTTTGCTGGACGACTCCATGAGCATGGAGGCTAACGGGAAGATATTTACTTCACAGGATCACGCGAGTTCCACCTATGTCAGAAACCCTGATTTGTGGTGCGGAGACCTAGATATTACGTGCGCGTCCCCTTGGAACAGTAGTGGTGGCCATAAACGAGCGGGGACACTGGTGACCCCAAGGCACGTCATTGGAGCGGCACACTACGAGTATTCTGTAGGCGCAGTGGTGAGATTCGTGGAGAAAGACGGCACGGTGCATGACCGCACGGTGGCCGGAAAAGCCCGACACCCTGAATCTAGAAACTACTACCCAGACTTAACAATCTATACTTTAGACAGCGATCTTCCGCCCACGATCAAGCCGTGCGCTGTAATGCCTAGTGATCACAGTAACTATTTGGAAAACTTCAGTAGGGTAGCTTGCCTCGGCCTCGACCAAGAGGAGAAAGCTCTTATTATTGATTGGCGTTCTAGAGGTAATATGCAGACACCCGTTGACCCCAACAGGCTCATTTTCCATGAGAATAAAATTAGTGGCGACAGCGGCAACCCTGCATTCATAATTGTAGACGGAGAGCTTGTGCTTGTAACTGTTTGGACATTCGGCGGGGCAGGAGCGGGGACTCCTATAGCAGACTATATTTCAGACCTCAACACCATGATCGCTACCGCCGACACACAGGCAGGGGTATCGACAAACTATACAGTTACCGAAGCAGATTTCTCAACATTCCCGCAGATCTAACCGATCAACACACCTAACTTATTGAACTACAATGTTCCAACACCTCACACACCCAATCTCCGGCATCCTAGCATCCATCTTCGTTTTCATGTCTACGCTGCCCGAAAACATCAACGTAATCATCCAGATGGTCTCAGCTTTTCTCGGCTTGATCATCGCCGTCCTCTCTGCTATAACAGCAGTTGAGAAATTCCGTAACCGTAAGAAAAATGATTAACTACATCATCGAAAACAAAGAACAGCTCTTCGGGGTTGTTACCGCCGTCATCGCAGCCGCATCAGCTATCGCTGCCCTCACCCCTACACCGAAGGACGATACCTTCATTGGTAAAGCCTATAAGATCATCGACTGGCTCGCGCTCAACGTGTTCAAGGCTAAGGATAAGTGATTAGGGAATGTCCGACTCATTTGAAAAAAGGGTAGATGCTAGAGCTGCCGCTATAGCTGCTGCTAAAACTGCTGCTAAAACTGCTGCTAAAACTGCTGCTAAAAAAGCGGCTAGAAAAGTGGCTAGAAAAGTGGCCACTGAGTTCGATCCTGAAGGTAAAAGATACGACGAAAAAACAGGTGCGGAACTTGCGGAGCTAATGCCTTTAAATATAGATAAACCTACGGATAGGCCGACAGAAGAGGAGCTTGCCGCCCTCGCAGCCGGAGATTCCGTTCCCGAAAGAACCAATGAAGGAGCATTTGAAGCGTGGGTGTGGCATCGCGCTAACGAGGATGACCCTAATAGTCCCTTTGATTGGTACAAGCACAAAGGTAGTATTGACCCTAGAAACGGTATGCTCTTAAAGGGTATGGGACATACATCCGTCAAAGATTCTATCGCCTATGAAAAAGAACGTGGAAGGAACTTTGTGAAAGGGGACGGTGGAAGATATTACTTACAAGAAATAAAGAAATGATCAAACTACTGACCGCAGCAGCTAAGGCATACATAGCTTACGTCGGTCTCAAACAAAGAACATACGTTTATGAACTGGAAGACGACATTGATGATCTTGCCGCTGATGGCTCTCCTGCTGCCAAGCTGCGGATCGAACGCTTGGCGAAACGACTCAAGTTTGAACGAGAGCGCATTGCTCGACCCTCCGACGGTGACGCTGGTTGAGGGCGTCACGTATCAGTTTAAAGAAGGCCAGCTAAAAGGCCGAGGCCAGAAGTTCCACAGCGATTATTCATATCGTCGCGCAATCATCATCGGTAAATGAGTCCAAGCCAGATACTCGACAAGATCTTAGAACTTGTAGCCGCTTACAGAGCGGCTAAAGCCGTAAAGCGTAAGAAGGTTAAGAATCTCAAGAAGGTCGCCATCTGTGTGGGACACAGCCGGATCGGAGACAAAGGGGCCACGTCCGTCGGAGGCGTGGACGAGTGGACCTACAACAAGAAGGTCGCAGACCTGCTGAAGAGCCACCTGCGCCATCAAGGGATTCAATCTGTTGTGTTCGATGACTACCCGTCGGAGAGCTACAGCGGCGCGATGGACTGGTTGGGCGAAAGCGTCGCGAAGGAGGAGTGCGACATCGCAATCGAACTACACTTCAACAGCTACTCAAGCTCGAAAGCAGAGGGCTACGAATATCTGCATTACCACACCAGCAACAACGGTCGCCGTCTGGCTGAGTGTTTCCGCGAAGCCCACGCCGAGACCTTTAAGGTGCAGTCGGACAGAGGGATTAAGGCGATTGAATCGGGCGGTCGCGGGGGCGGGTTCTTGAGGAGCGTGCCGCCGCCAGCCGTTATCTGCGAGCCTTTCTTCGGTAGCTGCCCAAAGGAATGGGTTCTCTTTGACGTAAAGCACTCACTACTGGCCGACGTATACGCACAGGCGATTGTCAGTTACTTTAACAACCCATGAGGAACTACCAAAAAGAATACGACAACTACCACAGCAAGCCGGAGCAGAAAAAGAATCGGGCTAGCCGTAATGGCGCACGCCGTAAAATGAAGAAGATCTTAGGCAAGCGGGTCAAGGGCAAGGACGTTGACCACAAAGACGGTAATCCTAGAAACAACTCACGCGGGAACTTACAACTACTCAGCAAATCAAGGAACAGATCCAAGAAGTGAAATCCCTAAAATCAGTCACGATTGCAGGTCAGCGGATCAAGATCCACAAGACTGAGTTAGAGGGGTGCTACGGTCAGTATCTCCATGAGAAGCGGATAATCCAGTTACACAACAAACTACCAGAACACGAAATCATCCCGACCTTACGCCATGAAATGCTACACGCCGCCTTCCACATCGCTGGTATCTCGTTCTGCGAGAACTTTGAAGAGGAAGCCTGCGTCCGATGCATCGACGAGGTCTTCTTTCCAGCCTACGAACGAATCCTTAAACGCTTAAAATGAAAAAGAAATCAAAGGTCAATGAGGCAGGCAACTACACGAAGCCTACGATGAGGAAACGTCTATTTAACTCAATCAAGGCCGGAACCAAAGGCGGTAAAGCTGGCCAATGGTCCGCACGAAAAGCACAGCTATTAGCAGCAAGATACAAGAAAAACGGAGGAGGATACAGAGACTAATGAAGGATTTTAAACCACACATGATGTATGACAAGAATGGTAAAGGCTACAAGGCTAACACCTACGAGCAGCACCTTGCCATGAAGAAGAAAGGCTACGGACACACTAAGCCGTCTACCAAGAAGAAGGCTAAGAAGATTATCCGTAAACGGTCTAAACCACAATCCGGTTACTAATGCCTAAGAAAGCTTCACAGAGATCTCTGGACAACTGGACAAGAGAGAAATGGGGAACCAAATCTGGTAAGCCGTCGCTCAAAACGGGCGAGCGATATTTACCAAAGGCTGCGCGTGAAGCATTGACTGACGAGGAATATGACCGAACCAGCCGTAAGAAGCGTAAAGGTATGCGAAAAGGTAAGCAATACGTCAAGCAACCTAAGAAGATCGCGGAGAAGACCGCGAGATACAGGAGCAAAAAGAGGCTCCTGAAGAAAGCGCGTAAGCGCAAATCATGAGTCGTTTCATACTCTACAAACCTACACCAGAAGATGTCGCTGAAGCGTGCCGTAGGTCTGACGCTCTAGGCGAGCTGAGGACATCATTCACTAACGGCAAAGGAAACATGACGGGCTTTTTAGGTGAGGTCGCCTTTGAGAATACTTTTAAGCAGTTCGACTACGTTGGTGATAAGTCCTACACCCACGACTACGAATACAAAGGTATCAAGGTTGATGTTAAGGCTAAGAGCTGTAACACCCCACCTAAGCTGAACTACAACGCTTCCGTAGTCAGGACTAAGTTCAGCAAGTTTGAAGCCGACGTATACTTCTTCATGCGAGTCCACAAAGGTCTACGGAAGGTATGGCTTTGTGGGTGGACTCCTAAGAAGACCATCATACACAAGA